GAGCATTTAAAATAGTATCGGTAAATACATTACTAGACACTTCAGTGTAGTCTTTTATCTTTTGTTTTAATTCTGTGTATGTCATGATATGTTAATTGTTACACTCCCTATTCTCATTGTTGCTTGTCTTGCAGCACTAACTGTGCTTGGATCTGCTGGAACCATACTTTCACTACTTACAGTTTGAAATGCAAAATCTCCAGGCAAATTTAAATTAGCAATAATTCCTCCGCCTCCTCCAGTCAATAAATTAAATTGTTGAGGTCTTGGATGTTGTAGTCCTTGAGGATCTGCTGAATAAGGTGTTGGTTCTAATTGTGGTTGTTTAGGTTCATACTCCGAAGTATGAACTCTTGCACCGTTCCATTCTTTAACCATTTCTCTATATGGGTATGCTAAACCTGATCGGTCTGAAATAAATAAAGCGTGTTTTCCTTTTGCTGTGTTTCCCATAATTATATACTCGGATAATAAGTTCGAGGAGCAATATATACACTAGCTGAAGAACCATCTTCTTCTAGAGCTCGTGCTAATTCATCCTCATAAATTAATTTTAATTCTTGTATTCTTGGTGTTGCGTATTTCATAGATAGATAATACGTTAATCCTGCAACCATGCAAGGTACAAATCTGTAAGGAACATCTGTTGCATTTGTATAATCTCCTGCATCTTGAATTCTTTTTTCATAATAAAAATTTATGACATTTCCATTTTCTGTAGAACCAGGAGTTAAATATAAAGTAATTAAAATATGGTCTATGAATCTTTGAACAAAATATTGGGATGGTTGACCTGTAGAAGATTTATTAGATAAAGCTTGAAATTGAGATCTATTAATTTTTTCTAACGGCGAGTCTACACTAGAAGAATTTCTGTAAGACATTTCTAAAATTTCTGTAGCTTGATTAACAAAATTAGTTACAGCAGCTCCGTTTGAATGAGTTGCAGCTGTAGTTCCATTAACTCCTCGAGTTACCCCAGTTAATTCTAAAGAATTAAAACCAGTGTAAGAAATATTTTCAGATCCTACATTTATAGTTCCTGTAGTAGGCATACGATCTTTAGAGGCAATGGTAATTCCTGTAGTTTGAGCTGTAGTGGTAATGGCAGCACTCAAAGTAGTAGTTACTCCATTAGAGTTTCCATCAGAAGTAGCTCTAAAAATTTTATATTCATTTTGACCATCTACCAAAGTAATATTAGTATTTGCTACTTCCCAAAAATGAAGACCTCTATTTCCCCATTCTTGAAACATTATGTTTAAAGAACGTCTAGCAGTTTTTAGATTATAACCGCTCATGTCAAACTGACCAAGTCTATTATAAGACTCTTCAATTATCTCATCTATTGTAAACGTTTTGTCAAACGTTGTTGTGCCTGAAGTAACGTTAGCCATTTAAACTCCTAGCTATAAAATACAGAACAAACTGTTATATGCTCAGTAGTAAAAGCAACTGTTAAATCTGTTTCAAATAAAATTGGTCCAGGAAAATTAATTACTAAAGGTGATGCACCTGAAGCTGTGCCTGTAGTTTTGTATTTAAATCTAACAGTTCCCGAAGCTCCACCATCTTTTAAATGAAAGTCTCCTGCAGTTCCAGTTGTGTTTAATACAACTCCATGAGCTCTTGTTCTTCCAGATTTTACAATTTTATTTTCTGTAGTAACGTTTGAATTAAATACATCACCACTTGATCCATATGTTTGCATATCTTCTCCTTAAAATTTTATGCGGGCCCGAAGGCCCACATCTAATTATTTATTATTGTGAATCAAAAGGTGTTGCGATTGAACCTGAACCAACAAGTTCACCTTCAACAGCATATAAATTTGCTGCAACCGCAGTAAATTTAATTCTTGAACCTTTTAGACCACCCGTTGTAGCAACAGATGCTCCTGCTTCACCATTTAGGTTAACTTCATTGTTAGCCGTAGCTGGAATAAATTGTTTTCCAGCAACTGAAGCATCGATACCAATTGTTACACCACCAACAAATTTGTCAGCAGTATCTTTAGTTTTGATAGTTCCAGTGAAATCATCAATAAAAAGAATTTCAAAAGTTGTACCAATTGTGCTTGGGTTATTAGGATCTCTGCTTGGTCCTGCCACTGCAGAATCAGCCGTTGCATTAATTGCAGGGATAGTGATTGCAGTAGGTGTTCCAGTAGGATCCATAGTTACAAGTCTTCCTGCGTGGTCTGCAACAGTTAAATCTGTAGCTAAAGTTAATGCAGGAACTGCTCCTGGTCCTATTGATTGAAATCCGCTACGTGATCGTACCGGACCATCGAATGTAGTGTTTGCCATAATTATATCCTCCTAGTTTCCGAACATAGTCTCTAGGCCGTCGACTATACGCGTCTATGTTCTGATTTTAATTGTATAGTAAATTATTTATATATTAGATTTTAGTAGAGTGCAAGAGAGCCTACGGTATTTATGCATTTCAGCAATTGTAGCTTTAGATTAAGTAGCTACAGAAACTTGTGGAGCGGCACCTTCAATAGTATTTTGCCTGTGGGCAATTTTAGCTTCTTCAAGCTTAATGTCAGTAATGACTTTTTTAATTTTGTCATCGATTCTGACCATGTCAAGAGTATATCTACCATTAGACAGATGCTCCTGTTCCCACTTCAACTCCAAGGACCTTTTTTGTTTGTAAAGGTCTTGTATCATCAACAACCTCCTCATAGGTTATTCTATTTAACGGGCCGAACATTCCCGTCTTTTCCCATTTTATATCGTTTTCTCCTAGTTTGTCAAGTATGGCTTTTTCTACACTTTCAGCATTATCTTCAGCTAATATAGTAAATTTGCCATGATAATCATAGGCCCAGATATTAATGAGAAGTTTTTTCATGTTTTTCTTTCTTATTTTTAGATTGAGGCGGAACTATGTTCCGCCTCAAAATTATTTATTAACTTACTCCAGGTGAACCGAAAATTCCTCTAAAGTCAGAAACACCAAATTGGTATCTTTCTCTAGCTTTGAATCTTAAGTTACCAGTATCGAAGTCACCTTCCATCGCTGTTTTGATCGGAGTTCTAATGAAATGTTTCATTCCATTTGGAACATCCGTAATGATGAAGAATGCATTTGGATCAGTTAAGAAATTGTTCACTCTGTAACCTTGAGGAACCATTCCCATTGATCTGATAGCATTGATATCATTATCAGCTGTAGCAGTTCTGCCTTCAGACTTCATTAGTCTTTCAGCTGTAAATTGCAGAGCAGAAGGAATAATTAACTTAGTTCCTTTAGCTGCAACTTTAAGACCTCTTTCATCAGTGAAAGCAGCAATGTCAATTAAAGACTGCTCTAATGATGTTTCGTTAAGGTCTGCTGCTGTTGCAAGTGTGTTTGATACAGTACCAGCAATTGTCGGGTGGTTAGTAGCAAATAAATTGCTTCCGTCACCAGAAGTGAATCCACCGCCGAATCCATTGATTAATGGATTAACTGCTTTAACTTGCTTAGTGTTAGCCATTGATCTAGCTAACGCTTTTGTGTATCTGCTTGACAGTCTGTCATACAGGTTATCTTCTACCGCTTCCTCAGTAATCGCGAAGGCAAGAGCCACAGTTTCCATAGTGTATCTTGCAGTGTAAGTTTCTTGAGCATTGTCAAAAACTACACCTGAACCTTCAGGTTTTACTTGAGCATTAGCGAATCCAGATAACATTACTTCCTCTTCGAAAGCTCTGTCTGAAGTTTCTGTCGCGTAGATCTCAGCATGTTGGTTTTCGTATCTTTTATATTCCAGTCCGAATAGTGCATTCAGGCCTGGTTCTAGTTCTTTAACTAGTTGTCCTCGTGATATAGCCATGTTTTATCTCCTATTCTAACTATTATACGCCAGCCGTTGAGTTCAAGAAGTGTTCATTGATCATTACAACAAAGTTAACATGCGATGCAGTTAAGTCATTGTTTTTAATGTCTTTTGAAACTCCAACTACTTTTAGCTGTCCACTAGTTGCCGACGTAGTCGAGTCATCTAGTTCTACACCTGATAAGAAGTCGTGTGTACTTCCTGCTGCATAAGTGATGTCATAGTTCATGAAAACATCAGTTTGTGCAGAAGCTGTTGTGTTGTCTGATTGTATCTCAAATCTTTCATATGGATCTGAAGATACAAAGCCTACGATATCTGTAGCAGTGTTAGATGCTAACAGATGGTTCGCAAACGTTGGTTTACTTGTATTCGCATCAGTAAAGAAAACTCCATTTAGAGCTCCTAGTAAAACATCGCCTGCTCCTGCTACGCCGATCGTTCCAGTATTTAATGCTTTTACTGGATCTTGACCGAATATAGCTGTTGCAGATGCTGCAATACTAAATTCTGCTAAACCTTGGTTATCTCTATTCTGACCGATTTTTCCTATCGCTCTTAGACCGAAAGGACTATCTTGGTTTGCCATAGTTTATCTCCATTGTTTAATTTAATTGATGTAACTAGAAATTGTTAAAAAACTATTTCTTCGTACCACCAAAAGTTACACGAGTATTTCTATCAACACTGATAGGCATACTTGGATGCTCTTCCCTCATGAGATCGTTGTCGAAAGCTTCGTTTTGTTCGCGAGCTTGTTGTTGATAATAAGCTGCGTATTGCTTTGCGATCTCTTCAGGTACTCTAGCGAGCACTAGGCCACCTTGACCGATCACTCCCTTGTATTTACCGTCTTGTACAACTGCATAGTCTGCTTCGTTGTATTCGTCAGCTCTAACTAGTTCAAAGCCAGATCTTAATCTACCTTGTACGTTAGCAGAGTCGTCGAATCCCATTGATTCAGCTCTAAGCCATCTGTGTACAAATCCTGCCGGTGCAGGGGGTGCATCTAATAAAGATGGTGGAGACCAGACTTTTGGTCGAGATTCTTTTTCTCTAGTCTGACTCGCACGTGAAGTTTTTTTATCTTGATTTTCCATGCTTATACTCCTTCCGTGATTTTCAATTGTTCCGCATAGTCTTTAAGTGGCACACCCAATTTTTTAGCAATTGCTACCTGTGAAGGCGTGAGTTTCACAATTTTGCGACTTGATGATTTACTAGCTCGCGTTGCCGAAGCAACAGTTTGAGTAGGTTTAGTCGTTTCCTTGGCAGCTACTGTATCAAACTTGTGCGGAAATTCAAGTCTTATTCTTCTATCTACTTCTGAATAATATTCTTCAGGTTCAGTATTAGGATCATATCCTTCAATTTCAGTCAATTGTCTATGTATTACTTTTGCTCCCTCGGTCATAATTGGATCTTTGTTGAACCAAGTATTTTTTTGAGCCCATTCTCTAGCTCTAGGATCTACTTGTCTTTGTGGTTCCACTTGTTCTTGAGGTTGATTTACTGGTGTTTCAGTTTTCTTTTCAGCTTGTCTTGCTTTTAAATCAGCAAGTCTTGCTTCTTCATAACCTAATCTTGAAATTTCTGCACTTGCAGCAACTTCTGCTTTTAGATCACTTTCTTCTCTAGCTTTTGCAAGTTTTGCAACAGCCGCTTCCATACCAGCCTTAATTCTATTTTCTTTTTCAGATACAAATCCTGTATCTAATTTTGTAAGTCTAGAACTAAGTTGTTCTTTTTCAGCTAAAACACTTTTTGCATACATGGTAGCAGCTTCTTCACGTCTTTCTGCTTCACGCATTTTTTTAGTTAATTTAGCTATTCTTCTTTTTACTCCTTCTGAGTATTCTTCTAATTCTTTCTTTTGCTCTGTCTTTTCTTTTTTATCATCTTGAACATCAGTTGGCTCATCAGATTTCGCAGATGCGTCATCGGCGCTACCACCGTCTTCAAGTTTTGTTTCACGTTCATTTTCATGTGATTTATCCTCCGCTGGTGTTTTATCTTCTCCTTATCTTCT